CTTAATGCAACAACAATTACATTAGCATCTCTTAACGCTTCAACTGGAATTACATCTGCGAGTGCTCAAATAACTAACCTTAATGCAACTGGTATTACTGCAGTATCTCTTAACTTGTCTACAGGAATTACATCTGCGAGTGCTCAAATAACTAACCTTAATGCAACTGGTATTACTGCAGTATCTCTTAACTTGTCTACAGGAATTACATCTGCGAGTGCTCAAATAACTAACCTTAATGCAACTGGTATTACTGCAGTATCTCTTAACTTGTCTACAGGAATTACATCTGCGAGTGCTCAAATAACTAACCTTAATGCAACTGGTATTACTGCAGTATCTCTTAACTTGTCTACAGGAATTACATCTGCGAGTGCTCAAATAACTAATCTTAATGCAACAACAATTACATCTGCGAGTGCTCGAATAACTAATCTTAATGCAACTGGTATTACTGCAGTATCTCTTAACTTGTCTACAGGAATTACATCCGCGAGTGCTCAAATAACTAATCTTAATGCAACAACGATTACATCTGCGAGTGCTCAAATAACTAATCTTAATGCAACTGGTATTACTGCAGTATCTCTTAACTTGTCTACAGGAATTACATCCGCGAGTGCTCAAATAACTAATCTTAATGCAACAACGATTACATCTGCGAGTGCTCAAATAACTAATCTTAATGCAACTGGTATTACTGCAGTATCTCTTAACTTGTCTACAGGAATTACATCTGCGAGTGCTCAAATAACTAATCTTAATGCAACTGGTATTACTGCAGTATCTCTTAACTTGTCTACAGGAATTACATCTGCGAGTGCTCAAATAACTAATCTTAATGCAACAACAATTACATCTGCGAGTGCTCAAATAACTAACCTTAATGCAACAACAATTACTGCTGGTACATCTAGAATTACCACAAGTTTGTTAGCTTTAGGTAACTCAAATACTATTGGTAATATCTTTACTACCGCAGGAAACGTAGGTATTGGAACCGCATTTCCAGCTGCTCCTCTTCATGTTTTTGGTACAACAAATGCGTTATCAACAACTGTAGGTGGTATTTTTATGGGTACATTTACTGACAACCAAACATTTATTCAAATGAATTCTTCAACTGGAAGTTATATAGATTTCAGTGGTATAAATAATGATATGGAGGGGCGAATTCTTTATAACAACGCGTCAGATTATTTTGACTTCTTTACTAATTCAACAGTTGTTGCAAGAATGGATAATGTTGGAGGTTTAACAATGATAGGTGATATTACTGCTTTTGGAAATATTTCCGATAGACGTCTTAAGGACAATATAGTAAATATTCCATTAGATATTGCTCTTGATAAAGTAAAGAATCTTAGACCAGTAACATTTACTTGGCGAGATACTATCCAAAATAAAGCTAAGCGTGGAACTACAGATGCTGGTTTTATTGCCCAAGAAGTTGAGGATGTAGTCGAATACGCAGTTGGTGAGTTTGACGATATTGTATCTGGTGAACGATACAAGAAATTAAACCACGAGCGTATTATTCCATATTTGGTAGGTGCCATTCAATTGTTACAACAAAAAATTGATCAATCTAGTTGTGGATTATTTACATTAAGTAATACATCTTATCCTATTGGAGAAAGTAACATTGAATTCAATACAACATCAGTTTTCAATGATTCAGTAAATATATCAGTTTATCCATTCACAATAGGTTCATCTATTATTAGGGAAAATGTTGTAACATTCCTTTATTCTGGTGTATATAGTATTCATTTAAGATTAAATAGTAGTACAACAACTACATCTCCTACATTATTACAAACAAATCTTAATAAATATGTTGGAAACCAATGGGAAGTATATCAAACATCTTCTCAAAAAACAATCTTTGATGCATATACTGATTTCCATAGCCATTTTATGATTAAAGTACAAGCTAATGAACATTGGAAATTTACATTAAACAATGGTCATTCTAGTAATTTTGTCTTTAGTGGTGACTCTAAGAAAACACGCTTAATGATTAACAAGGTTGGCTAAACTACAATCTTATTTGTACATTTATCAGTATATATCCAAAATTCAAATTTGAAGCCAGACTTTCTAACTGATAATGACTTTATTATATTTTTTACAAGTTGTTTTTTATATGTAAATACACTCTTAACTTCAATAATAAGATTTTGTGATTTTATATAGATATCAGGGTAATAATAACACACTTTATTGTTTAATATATATTGTATCTTAGGTATTTTTTGCCTATTATTCTCTATATCATCTTCATTATACATCTTTATTAACTCATCTAATGCTACATTCTCATATCCTTGATAGTTGACACTTTTTCCTGATGGAAATATATACTTTTTATATTTATAATTATTTGTTTTACATAATTTTTCTATTATTTTATTAATTGATTGAGTTAATTTAGTTAAATCAATTTTATCTTTGAATTTTGGATTAATAGTTATATCTATATTTCCAATTTCATCATTTATTAAATTCGTTCTGGATTCTTCTACTTGATTAGACAATTTTATGATAGTTTCTTCTTTTTCTCTAGTCTTACCTAAGAGTTCATGCAATTTCATGAGGTCATATAATAAGGGTGATTTACACCTCTTTTCATTTAAATGAGCTTGTAAATTTTTTTTTTTGTGTAAATGTATTATTACAAATATTACAAATAAATCTAGACATATATGTATGATTGTATGTCTATTAATATATAATTCAATTATTATTCGGAAAAAGATATAAATTTTAAAATATTTTTATAGAATTCAAAGGATAAATACCTATATTCTTTTGAATAAAAATAAAATTTGTAAAGTTTTGACAAAGGTTTTGAAACTTTGGTCGACAAAAATTCCTAAAAACAGCATTTTTGACTTTTCATTTTTGGGAATTTTAAAAAACAGTTTTAATCATACTTTTGTCAAAAAAATCTGAAAATGAAAAGTCAAAAATGCTGTTTTTAGGAATTTTTGTCGACCAAAGTTTCAAAACCTTTGTCAGAATATTGAAAATAAGTTAATTTTATTATAAAAGTATGTAGTATTTATTACATAAGTAATTGTATTTTGTCAAGGTTTTCCGATATATTAAATATTTCTTCCAATTGCTTATGGACTCGTTTTTAAAAATTGTTTTAAAAATATATAATTTGTATCCTATTTTATAAGAATAATGAAATATTAATTAAATTTATTTTGACAAAGTTAAATATGAAATATTATTTTATTTATAAATTATAATAAAATGTCATTTATATGCAATATATGTTCTAATTCGTTTACACAAAAAGTAAATTTACAAAGACATTTAAATGAAAAAAGATGTAAATCACCGTTATTAGCTGATTTGTCAAAATTAAGTGATTTTTTGTTTCAACAAGAAGAAAAGATAAAGCATCTAACTAAACAGTTAACTATTAATGGTAATAACAACACAATTACTAATTCAAATAATGATATAAATATGAAAATAGAAATTAATATAAATCCTATAACAAAGTTGAATGTAAATTATATTGAACCAGAAAAGATGAAAGCCTTAATAGAAAGTTATGATAATGGTTCATCTAAAAATCCTGACAAGTTAAATTTATTGTTATCAGATTATATAAAAGATGTTATATGTGACGAACAACATCCAGAAAATCATGCTGTCAAATATACAAAGAAAAAGCCCCCAACATATAATTCTATTACAGAAGATGCAGATGGGAATCCAGTTACTGTTATTAAAGGTTTAAAGGATACATGCGAATTGTTAAGTGATCCTATATTGAATCAATTAAAAAGTAAAATGAGAGAGTTTATTAATAAATACAAAAACGATGGAGATGACAGTGACTTTGATTACAGTTTATATGAAGATGCTATTACTCAATTAAGAAAAGAATTAAATAAAGATAATGTTAAAAAAGCCTTAAGTTCTGTATTAAGAAATGACATACTTAATAATATTGAAATGAAATTGACATGTTCTGTAACTGAAAAGAAGAATGCAGAAAAGAAAGGTATAAAAAATTAATAAATATCTAAAAATTAATAAATATTGGTCTTTATATATTGATACAATTACTATATAAGGTGGTAATATATCATGTTCTTTAAGTTGTGTATACTTAATACCTGGTTCTAATATAGCCTTTCAAATACATTTCGTATGCAAAATTCCTTATCTATAAACAAATAATAAGTTATTGTCATTTATTATTTATTAAATGTTGTTTTTAAATTAATTAGTATTTAAAAAACACCGTATTGGAATCACCAACAAAGAATGAATAGTAATTATTCCAAAAATGATGAATATTATTTGTTAACTTTTTGTTGAAAGAATCATCTGTTACAGAGATAGTAAGCATTGTTGTTTTTTCAGAGTCATCTCTAATAAAATCATATAATTCTTTTATATAGTCTGGTTCTCTTGAATCCATGATTTCCTTGACATTATTAAATAATACAGGATTGTTTTCTCTTAAATTACTTGATTTAATTGAATTTAATGTATATAATAACGTCATGATTCTGTTTAACTTAAATCTATTATGTTTAAATCGAAAATTTATTGGAATAATTTAAAATTCGTCATACTTGAATGTGATATATGAAATGTTGGGGTTTGTAAATCTCCGATAAAAGAATTTTTCATCTCAGTATCAAGTAATGTAAACAAGTTTAATGATGTCATATCATTTAATATACTTTTATTTGTTTCTAAAACATTCATTAAACAAAAAGTCATGATATTACCATCACCGCCAATAAAAGAATCTTGGTTATCAAGTGATGAACCAAATGATATCCAATCAAAATACATCTGTGTTTTATCAATCATAGAACCCGAGGAACAATGGTCTGAAATAATACATATAAATGGTCTAGAAAATACACTACTCTCTAATACACCTCCATCAATTATAGATGTTAATTCATCATCTGTTAAATTACCATCAGGTAATTGGTATAATTCATCTTGTCCATCTATATTTGTCTCGTTATTATCTTTTATTTGTTGAATTTCATCACCATTCGCATCTATTGTTTGATTTCCATGACCATTAATATAAATATAAAGACGTGGGTTATGAGGATTATCTAATAATGATGTATTAACAAATGTGTATATGGCTTCTTTTAATTTTGTTAGATTTACATCATTTCCTATTAAGTGTGTTATGTTATTTTGTGGTATATTAATTAAAGTAGATAATTGTTGTGAAAAATTCTTTGCTATATTTTCAGAAGTTTGGGTGCCCCAATAATCTTTTGAAATAACTAATAGGTATTTAGATGACATAATATATACTGTTTATTATATGGCTAATAATTTAATTTTAACTAAATATATATCAAATGGGTCATACGTGCATGTGTTGTAAATAAGTAACAAATTGATTTGTAAAATTTTTAATATTATATGATGATTTATCTTGTTTACAAAGGTATTGATATGCTTTTTTAATATTATTAGTATCTAATAATAATTCATATATTTCTTTATTCATTTCAAAGTAATTATTTGATGTAAAATATAATGGGTAATTTGGGCCTAATAATTCTACAACTGCTGGATGTTTATTAACAATAATAGGTGTATTCCGAACTTTGCATTCAATAATAGTATTAACTGCAGAAGCATCTACTAGATTAATAAATACAATGTTTTCAGTTAATAACTGGTCATAATCATCATTTGATAATTTGTCAATAAAGTCTACACTATTACACATATATTTAATGTGTCCATGGAAATGTTTATACCAATTATTTCTTAATTCTTGTGAATTTTGAGAACAATTTTGCGACGAATTTTGACAAGCATTTTGACAAGCATTTTGACAAGCATTTTGACAAGCATTTTGACAAGCATTTTGACAAGCATTTTGACAAGCATTTTGACAAGCATTTTGAGATGTATTTTGAGATGTATTTTGAGATGTATTTTGAGATGTATTTTGAGATGTATTTTGAGATGTATTTTGAGATGTATTTTGAGATGTATTTTTACAAGAGTTTTGACAATTAGGCTCAGTTAGAATGTCA